TTTCACAAAGATACGCAAGTACACAACTCCTTTCTCAACAAATTCCTTTACCTGAATTGCGCCGTCAAGATACAAAGAATCGACAGAATTCTATCGATGACTTAGATCCTTTGATTTCATCTAAACTTCTGTTCAAAATTCAAGAACATTTTAGAGAAGCACAATTGCTCTATGAAGAACTTTTGTCTGAAGAAGTTGCTAAGGAGTGTGCTAGAATGATTATGCCTTTGTCAACTCCAACAAAAATCTACATGACAGGCTCATGTAGGTCGTGGATCCATTATATTGAATTGCGTTGTTCAAACGGAACACAAAAAGAACATATGGATCTTGCAGAGTCCTGCAAACAAATCTTTATTAAACAATTCCCTACAGTATCTAAAGCACTTGAATGGTTATGAAAATTTTAACACTAGAAGACTATCAAAAAGCAGGTGAAACATTTTGGCCTAAGTATTGGTATGTTGCCAAAGAACTAGGTGAAAATGCTAAGTCAGAAGACATTCTGAAAGTTATGGAAGCAGTTGGTGGCATTGCAATGAAATTTGCATTGGACGATAAAGAAGGACCATTTGGATTTAACAAGAAGAAGGTATCAGAAGATGGCAACGTACCCAGTAATTAATACCGAAACTGGCGAACAGAAAGAAGTGGTAATGAGTGTTCACGACTGGGACGGTTGGAAAGGTGATAATCCTGATTGGACTCGGGATTTTTCTGATCCAAGTACTTGTCCTGGTGTAGGTGAAGTTGGTGAGTGGCAAGATAAACTCACTAATAAACACCCAGGTTGGAATCACATTCTGAAAAAATCAGAACAATCTGCGGGCATCAGAGGCAAGTACAACAAACTATCTCGGTAGAACTATGGCACGAAGGAAGAGAAACCAAGATGATCCTATCGGAGTAGGAATGACGGCTAAACAAAAGCGTCGTCGTAAACCAATTAATTCCGATATGATGGTTGATATTGAACCTCTGACGACTAATCAGAAGGTTCTTTTTGATCATTATGATGATAACAAAAATATATTCGCTTATGGTGCCGCTGGTACTGGTAAGACGTTTATTAGTCTCTATAAAGCATTGAAAGATGTATTAAATGAGAATACTCCATATGAAAAACTATACATCGTTAGATCTCTAGTTTCTACTAGGGAGATTGGTTTTCTTCCAGGAGATCATGATGATAAGGCTGCTTTGTATCAAATTCCATATAAAAATATGGTTAGGTACATGTTTGAATTACCCACAGATGCAGACTTTGAAATGCTCTATGGTAACTTGAAAACTCAAGAGACCATCTCTTTTTGGAGTACCTCTTTCATTCGTGGTACAACTATGGATAATTGCATTGTCCTTGTAGATGAAATGCAAAACTTGAATTTTCATGAATTAGATAGTATAATTACAAGAGTTGGAGATAACTGTAAAATTATTTTTTGCGGTGACTCCACTCAGACTGATCTTACTAAGTCATATGAACGAAATGGCATTCTAGATTTTAAACGAATTGTTGAAATCATGGAAGAAGATTTCGGAGTAGTTGAATTTAATCTTGACGACATAGTTCGTTCTGGATTAGTTAGAAACTATCTTGTTACTAAATTAGCACTTGCTTTATAATGTTTGTCCATTTAAATACTCTTGGTGATTTTGAGTTAGAAGCCAATTCTATAGATGGAGTTAGGTATTATACCCTTCCAAACGGAAAAAAAGCTCCTTCTATTACTTCTATAACCAGTTTCTATAATCGTCAGATTTTTATTAACTGGCGCAAGAAAGTTGGTGAAGAGGAAGCCAATAAGATCACAAAAGTTGCTACAACCAGAGGAACTAAATTCCATGATCTTGTAGAACAGTATCTTTTAAATAAAGATATTAATACTCTTGAAAACGTACTTCCAACAACTAAAGCGTTATTTCTTCATGCGAAAAAATCTTTAGATAATATAAATAATATTCACGCATTAGAAAAACCTTTGTATTCCGAATACTTTGGTATTGCTGGAAGAGTTGATTGTATTGCAGAATATGAAGGCGAGTTAGCCATCATAGATTTCAAAACATCCAAGAAAATTAAACCAGAGAAGTGGTGTCAAAACTACTTTGTTCAAGAGACTGCGTATGCCTGCATGTACTATGAAATGACAGGCACTGCGGTAGAGAAGATTGTTACATTAATGGTATGTGAAAATGGAGATGTTAAAGTTTATGAAAAGCGAAACAAGGGTGAGTATATTAAACTTCTTACCAAATATATCAAAGAATTCGTCACCCACAAACTCGGAGAATATGGAGAAAGAAGTTAACGAGCTATTAAAAGAAAAGTTTTTGTGTCAAAACAAATTCACTAGTGATATTGAAACATTAGTTCTGAATTCGGAGCTAAACTATATCGAAGCAATTGTCACATATTGCGAAGAAAACAATATCGAGCTGGAGTCAGTAAATAAACTGATTTCAAAACCACTCAAAGAAAAACTGAAAGCTGAGGCCTTGGATCTCAACTATCTAAAGAAAACAACTAGATCTCGTTTACCTATCTAATGGAATCAATCGAGGTCTATCAGACTTATTTGGCTTTTAAAAACCACTTTAGTAAAGAGACTTACGATTTTTTCAAATATCATGGAAAGGTATCTGCATCTCAAGCTGGTTTCAATAAAAGAAAAGATAAGTATTTTTTTGAGAGAATGTCTAGGAAAAGATCTGACCCCGAAGTCAGAAACTTTTTCCTAGCAAATTTTAGTCAATCCTCCGACCCATCTAAATTGTGGATCGGAGAGATAATTAAGACAGGCGAAGTTATTTACAAGTCTTGGTTTGATAAACAGAAGACCCTTGTTAATACTTTTCGTGCAGAATCTGAAGTATTTTTAAGTCATAACTTCAATAATATTTTTAAAATTAGAGGATCTTCTCATCCAGATATACTTAAAAAACATATCCAAGGTGCCATTTCTATTGAAACTATGGTAATATTGGATTCGATATTGCAGTTTTCACATGAGTATGATGAAAAACTCTTCGATCCTGTGTGGGAAACCGTAAGTTTAAAAATTAGAAAGTATAAACCCTTTCTAAATATTGATGTTAAAGACTACAAGCGGATTTTAAGGGAGACAGTTTGTGAGTGATTTTTTCGATTCACCCGTTGTTAAATCCTCTATTGAAGAGATTAATAAACTTCAGGAGGAACTATTGAGAGGTATGATGCGAAACCCATTCGATCAACCTTCAAATGATGATGAAAAAATGGAACAACTCAGAGTCATGAGAACCATTTTGGAAAAACAGAAAAACTTTATGTTTAGACTGAAATTGTCTGAAGATCCTCAGGCTCTTGAAATGAAAAATGCAATCCTTGATTCTGCTAAAATACTTGGTATGAAAGATGACCAAGATATTGAAGAGTTTTTCGTTGATCTTGAGAACACCTTGAAGGATCTCGAAAATAGTCTTGACAACTAACCAAAATACACGTATACTCAATACGTACAATACACACAATACAAAAAATACGGAGAACACACATGTCTTTCGCTGATCTGAAGAAACAATCCCGCGCTGGATCTCTCACCGAGAAACTGATGAAGAAGGTGGAGAAACTCAACGAAAAGGGTAGTGGCGGTGATGATCGTCTTTGGAAACCATCTGTAGATAAAGCTGGTAACGGTTATGCCGTGATCCGATTCTTGCCTGCACACACTAATTGCGAACTTCCCTGGAATCAGGTCTGGTCTCATGCCTTCCAAGGTCCTGGTGGTTGGTATATTGAAAACTCCTTGACTACCGTTGGTAAAGATGATCCTGTTGGAGAACTGAATCGTAGTCTCTGGAATAGTGGCAATGAATCAGACAAAGAAATTGCACGTAAGCAGAAGCGTAAACTGTCCTACTATGCTAACGTGTATGTAGTAAAGGATGCATCAAATCCCGACAACGAAGGTAAAGTCTTCCTCTATAAATTCGGTAAGAAGATCTTTGATAAGATCACCGCATCAATGCAACCCGAGTTTGAAGATGAAGAGCCCATCAATCCATTTGATTTCTGGAAGGGTGCTAACTTTAAGTTGAAGATCAAACAGGTTGCTGGTTATTGGAACTATGATTCTTCTGAGTTTGGTCGTGTAGAACCTCTCCTTGAGGATGATACTGAACTAGAAGTTATCTACAATCAAGTTGTTGATCTCAGTGAATTTACTTCTGATGATAAGTTCAAAACTTATGATGCTCTGAAGAAACGTCTAGATGCCGTCCTTGGACGCAAACAACAACTTCGTGCTCCCGATCCCGAAGTAGCAGAAGAAGAAACTCTCGAAGATCTTAGTGAAGGTCGTGCATCAGTTGCTTCAACTGAAGAAACAGATGAAGATGCAGATGATGCACTTTCATACTTCCAGAAACTTGCCGAGGATTGATCAATGTCTTGCGATCTTAGAAACAATATTCTTGATGCCCTTCGCGCCGACGCTGAGGGTAGTATCAAAAAGGCAAAAGCAAACGTAGAAGTTTACCTCCACAATCCTGTGGGTATCGGTGAACATCCTGATGTACTTGCTGCAATTCAAGAGCAACTTGATATCATTGCACACAATGAAGAACGCATTGAAGCAATTGAAAACTATTTCAGGACTCATGAACCGCACCCTTAGGGTACTTGACCCATTGATTCATGGATTTTGGTGCGTTGATTATGTTCTATGGGGTAACAACAGAGTTGCTACTTACTTCGATATGATTTCCGCACAAGAATCCATGATGTCAATGATCAATCGTGGAGTAGAGGTCAAAGGAATGCGTGAATGGAAGAATAAGTCTTCTTAGACTCCTTTAACTAACATACCAGCACGCTTGGCACCAAATTCTTTCATTCTTTTTTGTCTGTCAGACAGTCCATCATTGCTGTAATCGCGGTATGTATTACCGTGACCATCAGTAGCAGTTGCTTTTTGTTCTACAACAGATGGATCATTCTCAATGCTTTCGATGATATCGTTTCTCCACTCTTCACTCATGTTAGACATGATAGCGAGTGCTGATTTCTCATCGTTAGCATACCCTTCACTCGTCAGGAAATCCTTGATAAGTTCAAATAGATCAACATCCTCACCGAAGATTTTATTTTTTACTTTTCTAACAGTATTATAAATTGCTGCACCCGCAGGTCCAGTTGTTTTTGCAACGTTAACACCACCAGGTTTTCCATCTGGACTTACACCACGTTGATGACGACCATCATCTTTTGTTGAGTATCTCTTTTGTCCATCAGATGCAGTTCTGACGTGCTTCATTTCTGGCATTTCAGAAATTACCTCACCTTCAGGTTCGATTTGATTTTCGGTGTATATGCTAGCATATGCCTCTGAAAAGAGTCTATAATCCTTAGTGTCCATGGTTCAAAGACAATTTTCAATTATTTATACTATTACGGTATAGTAAACTCTTTTGACAGTTAAGTCTAAATGTGATATACTTAGGGGGTCTTATGACCCCTTTTTTATGTGGAATTATATTATTGCAGGGATTCTACTTGGAGCTGCACAAGTAACAACACTCCCAACCAAGGCCGATCCCATTACCGAGAATGATTACTATACCAATCATTCAATGGGGTGCATGTTACTCAGAGAGTGTACGGATGAAGTCAAAGAAGTCTATAGTCTTTTGGATGTCTCTAGTGAGTACCCTAATACTGATGATTTTTATCCTGTTGCAAACGAGTTCAACAACATGCTCGTTTCTCTCAATCAGGTCGGAGTCAATGTGTTTCTAGCGGACGAGAAGTATTTTCCAGTAGGACATCGTGGTGTCTATCATACTGTCAGTAATAATTTCTTTCTGAATAAAACATTTATGCATCGTCCTCATGTATTAATGAGTGTAATGCGTCATGAAGGATGGCACGCTGCACAAGACTGCATGGCCGGCACCATTGATAACAGTATGATTGCCATCATTATGCCTGAGGATTCTGTACCTCCGATGTGGCAAGAGATGGCACGGAGAGCATATGTATTGCAACCCTCTGCTATCCCTTGGGAGAAAGAAGCAACCTGGGCAGGTAAAACTGAAGGCATGACTCTTAAAGCACTTGAATCTTGTGCTGCAGGAACTATGTGGTCTGACTATGAACCAACTCCAATGACTCGTGAATGGTTAGAGGAAAATAATTTTATTTCCCAGTAAATCTCGAATTGGATACAGATTTTGTCTTACGATCAATAGTTTCTGAAGCTTTTGAATCGTAAGACATTATTCTCTCAAGATCGGAGACAAAAGTTGATATGTATTCTCTCTTAGGAAGAACAATATTTCTTTTGAAATCATTGAGATTGGTTTCAAATTCATAGTTAGTGACTGGGGTAACCCGCAGATTTTCAATAGCGGTTCCGTTAGTATCTCTTGCAGTTCCATTAGAATCTACTGTAGTAGCTTCGGGGATTCCAGAACCTATATTACTATAACTAACTTCTACTTGTCTGTCTGGATTTCTCTCCAGGTATGACATATCAAAATTAGAATCTACTATTAATCCAGCAGGAATAATAACTCTTGAGTAGTCATCTAATTGTTCAGTAGTTTCATAATGATGGACAGATGCAATTTCTGATTGTGTCTTATACTTTGTAAGTAAATATTTTTGGAAAGTCAGATCATCCATAGGCCATTCATTACGAATATCAATAATATTATTTGCCATTAAGATAACCCAATCATAATTGCCATTTTCATAAATTTTCTCAGATAGTTGATCTGGACGTAAATTACCAGGAATATAGTAATCATCAAATCCGTATACTACACTTGATTGATCAGTTCGTACCCGAGCTCTTCTAAAAAGATTTTTTACATCAGTAGTTTCATCAATAGAATTTCTATTTAAAGCCCTAGATAAGTATCTAATATTTGGTAGATATGAAAAATAATTTGCCATTAGTATCCTACGTCGTATGTTCCGATGGGCATTAGATCCCCGAGATCGTCCCCAAGAGCGTTACGTCCTGTAGGAATATTTTGTGTAAAGTCTGTATTGTATACAGGTTCGAGTTCTGAGAATTCAAAGTTTAAATTATATGTAACAGGAGCACCCGAATCATAAGCCATCCATTGATTATTTGCTGCATAGTTAACAGAAAAGTTGGTTAATGCACAAGATTTAAACTTATGTACGAATTTATTTATCGCACGATTACCATTTTCCGTTGTCATATATGACAATTGAAATACGTTTGGAGTTCCCAAAAACCATGATGAATTACCAGCTTGAGCATCGCCACCTTTACTGTCTATACCCAATTTTCTCGGGGCGCTCCATTGTTTAAATGCTCTGATTAGCATTGTGATAGCTCTAGTTTCCGGCTGACTTCGTGCAATTAACCTATATGCGAAGTTATATCTCCTCAGTTTTACTCCTCTAAACAATAATTCTGCATTACTATTACTTACAATTCCACCGCCTCTAGAAAGGATTTGATCTGCGCCAATATCAAATCCCAAATTTGATCCCAACATACTAAGAACATTTGCTCCCAGCATTCCTGTTAGTCCAGAATCCTTGTTTGCTCCTGACATCAAATTTCCATATACTGAAAATTTAGTCGCGTTACCAATGAATCCACCAATTACTGGTAGTTTAGATCCAACAGCTCCTGAAATATACTTACCAGCTTCACTTCCAATGTGTTGAGCAGCCGCCATTGTTATATCATTCATATAATCAACTTCCCATGCAGCAGAAGTGGAGTCTACTATGCCTTGTGATGGCATAGGTAATTCAATAGACCCTAATCTTTCTCTAAATGGACTGTTTCTTTTAGTATTACCAAGACTACCTCCACCTTTCTTTTGTAAAGAATCTCCATATGGTGTTCTGTATCTAAAACAAGTTATTTTCAATGAATCTTGATTTGGATTCATATCAATTGGGTATCTTAAATATCCATTAAAAGCACTCAATATGCTTGTATCTGATTTAAGATCAAATTTTCCACTATCAATACCGTCTTTACCTACTAGTCCAAATATGCCGTCGGTGTTGATTGTCGTTGCAAATTCAGAAAATTGACCAAATGTTTTGTTTGCTTTTTCCACAAAGTCTTTAGCCTTGTCTACTCCTTCTTCTATTAGGCCAGTCATTCCACTTGCTGATCCTGTTTCTGTTGATGTTGCCGCCGCTGGCTCAGTTGGGTCTGATCCCGAAACTCTTGCCCATGATGGGAGAGTAGCGTTTGTATTTCTTGAAAACTTTTTGGTCTGGTTTTGTATTCGTTTATGAATATCGTCTTGCTGTTGGTCCGTAAGGTTAGTAATTTGATTCTTAGCCCAAAGACCATCTGTATATAAAGATACAGCTCCTTTTAATCGGTTTCCATCAGAATCAACGGGATATACTCGTACATTTCTAATTCTATTTTTAGCCTGTCCTGCTATTCCAACTTTTCTTACTGTTGCTACAACTTTATATGCCCTATCCACTCCATCTACTTTTTGGACAATTGGGGGATCAATTGGAAGTACTTGTTCTGCCATTAGTTACTCCAAGAGTATGCTCTATGTTTAGGGTACTTCATACCACGTCTATCGATAAACTTTTCTGTGGGTAGAAGTGCGATATCACCCCAATTTTCACTCTTTGGAACTTTATGTAAACTACCTATACCAGAAAACAAATATCTATGTATGGAGTTTTTGGGTACAGTTACACCGCCTTTACTATTTATCAAGCTTTTTGCAACTGCATCTCTATAATCTGGATTTATATAGTGCAAATTTGCTCCTAAAAATCCATCAGGATAAAATTCTATAACATATGAGAGTGGTTGTAAGTCCCAAAACTCATATTTTTCTGGATATTTTGCACCATATTGAAAGAACACGAGATCACCTACAGCAACTCCACCAGTATCACTCTCGCTTATATCTGGATCTTGTACTAATGTTAAGGCTTGTTCTAACGCATTAACATACCAGTCTCCACTGCGTCTTTTCTTTCCTGCTTGTTCTACGATACTTTGTGCAATCATACTCCTAAATCGTCTTCGGTCATGATTCTGAATTCATACTGTCTATCTGCACAATATTCTTCTGCAGCTTTCCATTTTGCTTGATTAATTATCCAATTATTGACATCATAAGCCCAAGATTTTGTCCTTCTTTTGGGATTTTTTTCAGGCATCTTTAGTTGTCGTTTTGGTTTTACCTCTATCACAACAGATCTTCTTTTTCCATTCCTATCAGTATATTTTATGAAGAAGTCTGGAAAATATCTATGGATACGATTATCCATAGGGGATTTGTATGGGATAATAATTTCTTCAGATTGCCATTGATAAACACTTTCATTTAAATCACAATATCTCATAAACTTTCGTTCCCAAAGAGACCTGTAAACAATATTAGTTGGATCGCCTTTGTATTTTTTGGGATGTTCTGGTTTATATTTTCCCTTATAAGACATATACATAGTATATAAAACCATAAATTTATTTAGATGGGAATTTTACAGCAACTCAAATCCTTTCTTGGTGAAACAGGAAAATCAAGAACAAATGATGGTACGTTTGCTGCACAATTACAATCACCTGCAACTACTAATAACTTCAAGGTATCACTTCATCTAGCAAAATTTGCTGGAGTTAGTAACGATTCCGACTTAAGTGCTTGGTTGACTAGTTCTGGTGTATTCGGGAAAGATGATCCAGGAAGATTTGATTTTTTATGTTCCGAAACATTTATCCCTGGAACAAGCTTAGCTCCCTTTGAAACCTTTGGAGATCGTCAAGGAATGTATGAGTCTTTTTCTGGTCCCAGAAGAGATATGGAGGTTGCATTTACATTTTACGTTTCTTCAGATTACCAGACACTTAGATTATTTGAAGAATGGGTTAACTATATTAATCCAATCTATGCTCCCAATAAACTTACATCTGGAAGTCCTGGTGGATATGAATCTTTGATAGATCAAAAAAGCGTAATGTATAGATTTAGATATCCAGACAGTTATAGAAGGATGATTTCTATCACAAAATTTGAACGAGATTATCGTGATAATATTGTCTATGCATTCGTAAATGCTTTTCCAACAAATATCGAAAGTATTCCACTTTCATATGATGCTGCACAATTACTTAAAGTAACCATCAATATGAGATATGATAGAAAAGTAATCATACAATCGGGTAGAAGAAGTATTAATAACCAAGATAACTCATTGTTGGTTGGAGAGTTTCAGAGTGGACCAAATACACTAACTCAACAATGGTTGAGAGATGGTCAGATTGAAACTACAACATCAACAATAGCCTAATAAATACCTTTATGAACTGAAATAATAGTCATGCCTTTACCAAAGATTACGACATCCCAATACGAATTGGTATTGCCTTCAAGTGGCAAAAAAATTAAATATAGACCATTTCTGGTAAGAGAAGAAAAAATTCTTATCTTAGCCCTTGAAAGTGAGGACACTAATCAAATTAGCATAGCTGTTAAACAAGTTTTAAAAGAATGCGTTATCGGTAGAGTTAAGATTGAAGATCTACCTAGTTTTGATATTGAATATTTGTTCTTAAATATTCGTGGCAAGTCAGTAGGTGAGTCTATAGATATTGTTGTCACTTGTGGCGATGATGGAGAAACTAAAATTAATGTATCCATACCAATCGATAAAATTCAAGTTGAAAAGCATCCAGATCATAACCAAGACTTAGAACTTGGTCAGGGGTATGTTCTTAGAATGAAGTATCCAACTATGGGTCAATTTATTGATACTAATTTTAGTGTCAGATCTGTAGATGATAGTGAAGTGGAGAGATCTTTTGATATTATCTGTTCTTGTATTGAACAAGTTTATACTAATGATGATGCGTGGGTTGCTTCCGAATGTTCTAAAAAAGAACTTAGGGATTGGGTAGAAAGTTTGACTTCTGAACAATTCAAAAAAATTGAACAGTTCTTTGAAACTATGCCTAAACTTCGTCATGAAATCAAAGTCATGAATCCTAATACCAAAAAAGAGAACACAGTCGTTTTGGAGGGTTTATCGAGTTTTTTCGCCTAATAATGTCTCATATTGATCTTGAGGCATATTACAGAATCAACTTCGCTTTAATGCAGTTCCATAAATATTCTTTGACAGAAATTGAAAACATGGTTTCTTGGGAGAGAGACATTTATGTTGGTCTCTTAAGATCGCACATTGAAGAAGAGAATTTGAAACGTAAGCAATTAGAATCATCGAAACGTAATGCGTAGTCCTATTACACCACGAATAATGCCAAGAATGTCCAGGTTTAACCCTGGGGCATTTTTTCGTGGTGGTAGGCAAAATACTAGTGCTTCTACAGATTTCTTTGGTAGAGGAAAATCGGGAGTTGCAGGATCTTCAAGAGTACAACCTGCTAGATCTCCACTTGTAGGTGTAGCGCAAGGTCTTTTGCAGCCTCCAGATCCACAACAAGAATCTGATGGAATCAATGTAACCAAAATTAATCAGATTGTAGAAAATAAAGTCAATAGACTTATTCCTAACATCTCGGAAAGAGTAGAAAGACAAGTAAATTCGTTTGATCCAAACGAAATGTTGGCCCGAATCTTTAGGGGTGGACTAGACGAACTCCAAAGATTCCAACAGAATTTGATGAGTTTAATGCAACCTCTACAGAGGACATTCGACTTTATATTCCAATCCAGAGATATTATATTAAAGTTAATTACTCAACTAGCTGGTGCTGCTAAGAATTTGGGTTCCACAAAATCTCCTGGGATGGGATTGGGTGGATTAAAAACTCTTGCTCTTGCAGTTACTGCTGCTTTTGCTGCAAAGATCACGTATGATCAGATGCAAAAAGCAGATAAAGAAGGTCCTGCCCCACAAGGTGGACAAATTAGTGGAACCCCTCCTCCAACAGGAGGAGTTCAACAACAACAGTCATTGACTGGAATGCCTGATAATATGGATGTTGCGTTATTCAACTCCACTGTTGAAGAATTTTCGTCTATTCTTGAGGGAATTAGAAGTGCGATCACTCCACAAGATGGCAACGACTCTAAAGGTCCTGGAGGAATCGACTTAAAACCAGAATCCAGTGCTCAACCTACGAGCACACCTATGGGAACTGCTTCTGGTAGTGGTATTTCTCTTCCAAATGCTGCGCCAGAAATGCTCGCTTTAATGGATGCAGTTTCTGCTGGAGAAGGTGATGTAAATGCTATTCAAGGTCAGACTGATCATGGTGTCAATCTTGAAGGACTGACTATTGAACAAGCTTTCCAAGCTGGTGAGAGTATGCAAGGAAAGGGAGATACTACAACAGGTGCAATTGGTGCATATCAATTCCATCCAGATTTCCATAGACAAACTGCAATAGACGCTGGACTTGATCTGAATAAGGATAAATTTACCAAGTCAAATCAAGACAGAATGATGAGATCATACATGACCAAAGTGTATGGCATCCAAGGTGGAAAAGGTGGTGAACAGGGAATGATTCAGTCTATTAGGGATGGTAACCTAATGTCAGATGTTGTTCCAAAACTATCTGTAGATATGGGATGGCCTTCCTTACCTGGAGGAAGTCAGCCAAACGTAAATACTGCAAATTTCATGTCTACGTATAACGCAGCATATAGTAACTACGGGAGTGCAACTGGATTGAATCCATCAATAGATGGATCAGAATTGAGATTGGAAGCTTCTAAAACTATTGCTCAGTCTCCAGAACAAATTATCACTGAAGATGATGTTCAAACTAATATTATTCCACTAAATATGGGCAATACCCAACAGGAACAGGGACAGGGACAACCAAATGTTACTATGCCCGATACTGAAGGAGGTAGAGTTCCTTTCCTCGCACCATTTGATATGGGAAATATTCATACCATGTATTCAAGAATCGTATATAACATCGTTGACGGATAATGGCTAAACCAATTAACATTAGAGCAGTAGCGGAAGGTGTAAGGGGTCCTGTTGCGGATACGGAAAAAGCAATTGTACGGTTTAGTAAGTTTATAAGACGTAACGATAGTAAACTGAGGAACTTTAAGTTTCCTTCCAAAAATAGAATGAAATACCTTAAGACAATTGATTTGTCTGTTATAGGTAAGAATAGTAAGGGAGGGTTTGCGTTAAGTTTGCCGTCTCCATTTGGTATGGCAACTAATGCATTGCTAGGTCGTATGCTGCAAGGTGCATCTATTGCAGTTATTCTTGGCACTGCAGGGGCATGGTTACCTGCTCTTGTTCCTGGATTAATTAATACCAATGAAAGGAAAACAGCAAAAGCCCCTGGAACTAGGGAAGAAAAACTTAGAGCATTATATGAACAAAAAAAGAATTTAAACTGGTGGGATTGGATCACTGGAGTTGCACAAGAATTAGATGAACAAATTTATTTTTTAGAGACGGGTCAAACTAGATCATATGGAAAAAATCTTACGCCAAGAACTCCAGAAGATTTTGGTCCTGGTAAATGGACAGAAGGAAATACTAAAAAATTAAATATAGGTAAATTTGCTTCGGGTGTTACACTGTTTGGAACACTTGCTAGTGCAGGTATTTTTACTCAAGGTATTCCAGTATCAGCAAGACAAACAACACAATCCCAACCTATATCTTCAATTGCGATACCAGTATCACGTAAAATTAATACTTCTAACTATGGATCTGGTGGATTGCACCCATTCCCAGGTGGAAATTATGTTTCTTCTCCTGTTGGGATGCGAAATGGTAGAATGCACCATGGAACTGATATAGCAGAAACTACTCCATATAGGAAAAATCCCAGAACTCCAATTATTGCAATGTCGGATGGTGTAGTTATTGATGAGAGATATAATGGCAGTAAGGATGCATATCTTGCTGGTGTAATGATTAATCATGCAGACCTCAATATTGATGCAAGATACTTGCATATGAATCCAAGTGTGCAACCTGGAGATGCAATTACTAGAGGACAAATTATTGGTACTCTCGTTCCTCTGGGCGGAGAAGAAACTCAATATAAAGATACACACTTGCATCTGGAATTATATAAACAAGGAACTTATGAACGATACAGTGCTTCTCAGTCTAGTAAATTCTTAGGTGGGTTACATAAAATCCCATTTGCAGAAGTAAATAATGCAACATCCATTCAACCGTCAAATCCTAACCCAACAGTTCCACCAGTAGAACCTCAATCTTCTTCTGCTCCACAAACAAAAGTAATACCGACACAAAAAGAATCCAAGGACAAAAAAGATAACTTGGCAGTATTAACTGAAAAACTTGAAGAACTGCAATCATCTCATGATATTTCTAGAGTTGATGAAAAAGTACGTATTCCTGAAGTTGGTACATATGTTTTGGGTAGAAATTTTATAGGAGCTCGAGAAGATAAGTATTTTGATGTAAATGGTAAACCTATTAGTTTAGACGAATTTGAAAATAAATTAGTATTATATGAAGATAAACTGGACAAACAGGCTAAAGTAGACCCACAAAAGGCCTCCACTATCCCTGATGCATCTTCGACTGCAAATCCCCCTCAATCCAATAGTGTTGAACTTCCTCCATCGATAATAACTCCAACTAAACGTCAAGAACCTCCAGTAAATCAGTATCCATCTTATAATAGACCGAATAGAGTAAATAATACTATTATAGCTAGTAATCAGTTACCACAAAAACATAAATCGATGCCCAATTTCATGTCTAGTGGTGGATCTAATGGAGGTAATAATGTTGCCAATGGTGTAGACATGGCTACAATCTCACAGTCAATCTTACTCACACAGTTATCAGGATCATGAGTTCTTCCCTTGCAAATATCAAAATTTCCGAAGCTTATCTGACTTCTTCTGGTGAAGTTAATGAAAAGGCTTATAGTTTTAGTAGGGCTATTTCAAGTATTGATTACTTTGAGGATTTACTGAACCCCTCTGTTACGTGTTACCTTACGTGTGCAGACACCGATAATTTATATCATAAGTTACCTATTAGGGGATTTGATCGACTGGATTTGACAATTGATACATCACTTGGAAAATTACAATATAACGAGGAAAATCCTTTATTTGTAACTGGTGTCCAAGATTTGGTTACTAAGGATGGAATAGAAACCTTTACATTGGCTTGTGCAACAAAATCAGTTTTTGATAATGAAGCGACTAGATGCCAAACTAGATTTAAAAAAGCCGCTATTTCTACACATGTAGAAAATATTTTAGGAAATTTATTGAAAATTGATTCTGATAGAATATTTGTGGAGAAGACTTCAAACGCTTATGGATTTATGGGTAATCAGAAAAAACCCTTCCATACTTGCACATGGTTAGCCCCCAAATCAATCCCATTCTCAAATACTGCCCAGGTTTCAGGTACATCTGGTTCGGGAACTAATGCAGAAGCTGTTGGAACTTCTGGATTCTTTTTCTTCGAGAACCAAGATGGATTCCACTTTAAATCTATCGACACCATGTGTAGTCAAACAGTGAGTACGACATCGGCAGACACCAAAGATATTACAACTTATACATCTACAAATGTTGTGGAACAAGGAGATTCCACATTTAAAATTATTCATTCATATCTTGATAAAAATACAGATTTAATTAAAAATATGAGAGTTGGTTTATATTCAAACTTGACATATTTTTATAATCCTGTAAGTTGGAAGTTTGATGCCTTTTCTTATAAAATTAAAGAACACTTCGATCCACAATTAGGGACAGATATGGAACTGCCTGGCGGTGCGATTACTGACACTGCCACTAGAATTCTTGTCAGGATTGGGGATACTGGTATGCAAGGTGATAATTTAGTTGAAGGTAGTGGTAGAGATAATTCCGACATGGCTAAATCATTTTCTAGATATAACTTGTTGTTTACACAGTCACTAAATATTGTAGTACCATGCAATGTGAATTTAAAAGCGGGGGAATTAATTAGAATTATCTTCCCTACTGTCGGACCATCGAATCCTGATGAAAAATCTGTAGACAAGGAGTCGAGTGGTAATTATTTAATTCGCAGTTTAAGACATCATTTTGATGTTGCAGGTGGTCAAAACACAACATCACTGAATTTGGTCCGAGATTCATATAGAATATAACTATTCCACATTACGCAAACTATGGAAAGCATCGAAAAACATATCGAAAAGGACAAAGAGATCCTTGACAACCCTATGATCTCACCCAATCAACGTCGCCACATTGAGGGTGAGTTGCATGAATTGGAAGATTACGTTGAACATCACAAAAAAGAAATTGAGGAAGGAGATCATCACGATCCAACACCACTAGAACTATTTTGTGACACAAACCCATCAGAACCAGAATGCCTTGTTTATGAGGACTGATATATGATCGACCATTCTTTACTAAAAACTCAATATGCCGGCAGAGACGGTTTTATTTGGTGGATCGGCCGTGTTGCTGATCCACGAGTTTGGCGTGATTTATCTACAGATCCTGAGGAAGGATGGTCATATAGGTGTAAAGTAAGAATAATTGGATATCATCCATTTGATGGTGATACTCTTCCCGAAGTCGATTTGCCTTGGGCTCATGTTATGGCCTCACCAAGTATGGGTGGTGGGCAAGGTGGTCTTGGTGAGAGTAGTTCCATGGTAGGTGGAGAAACTGTTTTCGGTTTCTTTCTGGATGGAGAAGAAGCACAACAACCTGTTGTTTTTGGATGTCTGCAAAGAAATCTAAAAGAAGTTAAGAATACGATTAGTAAAGAAACAATTGATGAGGAGAAATCTGCTGGGTTTGGTGTATTCTCTGGTACAGCTATGGGAGCACCTTTTGGTCCTACCAACCTACCAGTGCAAGGAGACACTACTGTAGCGACTCCAAAAGAGAATGGTAAGACTGCCAGGAAGTCTCCAACTGCGGGTGATGTAGGGGACGTGGAAGGTGTTAGACGAGTCGTACAGTCTTCTAGTCAATACTTTGGTAATGCATCTCTTGCACCTCATAGTGGATCTAATGCCTGTGAGAATGATGCGATCTCTAAAGTTACTCATGCAGTAGGAAGTTTTCTTAAAACTATCAATTCTTTGCAGAAATTTGGATCGATTTATATTAACTCTGCACAAAACTTTGTCGCGGACATAAGAAGAATTGTTGGTAAAGCATCTAGACTCATCGTTGGTGCGATGAAGATGATCCTCAATACTCTTCGAGATAAAATATTTAAGTTCCTAGGAAAAAGATTTAGAGACTTCGTTGGACTAATTGTACCAGAACCACAAAAATCTCCTGTTGCAGCTGCCCTTAAGAGAATCATGGATATTCTCTTCTGTGTCCTAGAAAAATTAGGAATTAATCTTTTCGATTATATTTTTGGGTTCCTGAAAAATATGGTCAATAAAACAATTGGTGCATCTGTTTGTGGAGTAGAACAAGCAGTTGCAACAATGATTGCAAAGATGACTGATGCGATCGACGAGGCCTTAGAACCAATCATGGATGGATTGGATTGGTTGACTGGTGCTCTTGGTGGTATTGGAAGCCTACTGGGAAAGGTAGGTGGGTATATTAACATGATCATGAGTTTCCTCTCATGTGATAACTTACAATGCAAAGATTACGACGATTGGTCTCAGGGATGGGGACTATCTACAAAAGCTGCTGGTAAAATTTCCAGTGTTTTGGATAATGTCCAGGTCATTAAAAGTAACAACCTAGACATTAGTCTTGATGATCTAGATGCTGCAGCTGGTGATGGAAGTCTTTCATTCCTCAGTTTGATGGGTGGAAATGTATCACAGTTCTTTGATTGTAATGAAAAAACGTCCAATCCCAAGAGTCAGGATGATATTCCAGATACTATTCCTCCTGGAAGTAAATTCACATACTGTTTACCTCCAAAGGTAAAAATTATTGGATCATGCACAAAAACTGCAAAAGCAATTCCTATCATCTCGGGAGATGACGGAAGTATTCTTTCTATTGAGATAACAAATAGGGGAAGAGGTTATAAGTTTCCGCCAAAAATATGTATTGTCGATAAAACCAGATATGGTGGGGGAGCAATTGCAGAAGCTACTATTGACAAAAGAGGTAAAGTAAGACAAATATTCTTACTCGAAGAAGGTTCTGGGTATTGTCCAGATTCTAGAGGAATAGGTTCAGTTAATCCTCCAGATGATGAGGATACTGATACTGATCCTAGGGATGATAATCCTAATGATCTACTATTTCCAGATCCATTTAAGAATGACTGTGACATTGTAGCTAGACTGAGGGAGAAGAAATATAAAGGTAGTCCTAGAATGGAGCGTGAGAAAGACTTCATCTGGGTAGATCAGAAAACTGGTCGAGAATATTATTGTCCAAACTTTGATCCATTGATTCCAGAGGATGGAGATCCTACTAGGCCTGATATTCCAGATGATGGTCCAGATGATGGTTCAGATCCGACTCCGTTCATTCCTATAAAGGACTTGCAAGCTCCTTATATCATTTTCACTACTCCATCAGATAATACCAGCGGTATTTCCACATCGACAAATATATTCATAACATTCAGTGAAGAGGTTGTGAGAGGAGAAGGAACAATTTCAATCTCAGAAGTATCGAGTAATGATCTTCATGAAAAAATTGACATTGGAAATAAAGATAAGGTTGAATTTATTGGAATAGATGTCATTAAGATTAATCCAGATAAAAATCTGAAGTCAGCAACAGATTATTTTGTTAATATTGATAGAGGATCGGTTTCTGATGCTGCAGGCAACAAGTTTGCTGGTATTGCTGGAACTAATAGTTACAATTTCTCCACAAAAAGGTCTTCAGGTCCTTCAGATCCACCAGTAGGAATATTTACAGATTTCAAAGTAATTGGACCTGGAATTGGATATACCCCTGCCGATAATGTTGGTGTTGGAACTGAATGTTTCTTTACTTTGAAGTTAAGTCCGTCTGGATCAATCCTTGGGGTCGATTTAAAAGACTGTGATCATAGATTTACAAAGCTCCCGCCTATCATAATAAATACAAATACTGGTACGGGAGGAAAAATACGCCCCGTTTTAGCATATTCGCCTAATACCACAAAAGATACTGGTGAACGTGAAATAAACCAAAATCTTGTAATCAAAGTTATCGACTGTATTTAATGAGCACACAAAAACCAACCTCTAAAGAATATTTTAGAAATTATCCTGGATTCCGAATCGAATCTGGGATATTGATCGATTCGGGTGAGTTAAAGGGGAAGACTAGTGACCTTTCCATGATTACCGATGAATCTCAAGGATTTACATATTATAAAGATGGATATTATAAATCCATATGTAATGGAACCTCATATGAACTATGTGGGTATACAAAAACAACAGAAGATGATTATGCTAAGATCCTAACAGCTGGTTCTGGTCATATTTTGATTGATGCTCAAGATGGTGATATTATTCTTAAGGGTAGAAATATTCGATTATCTGCTGAAGATGGTTCTGGAGAAATTACTTTGGTCTCGGGCAAACATGTCTATATTAAAGGTGCTGTTTGTCATATCAAAGGAACTAATGTAAATATCCTTGGAACTAACAACTTATCATTAGGGGCAACTTTTGTTGAAAATACAGGATCAGTTTCAAATGAAGGTGGAACTATGACAGATATTTTCCAAGGTAGCTTCTTGGGAGGTGTCCTCAAGTTTCTAGATAAATTTAAGGACTTCTTCTAATGGCAGTTACTGGTTCGATAGGAATGTTCGGTGATAAGGTTATCATCGGGGCATTGGACGTTTCCTTCCTAGACGTTGCTTCAAGAGTATTTCCTGGTACATTCGTTTGTAATGGACCAGCATATTTTGGTGCAAATGGAACTGTTGGGGCTCCACGAGCTACAGTAATGATTGGTCCTCCAATTGGGATATCAGTTCCTGCATCATTAGAAGTAATTGGAATTGCAAATATCATTGGTATTTTTAATGTTCAAGCAGTTAGTACCTTTACTGGTCTTACAACTAAACTTGGTACTACAATTAAGAATGCGTTGAGTCTTAAGAATGGTGTTGATATTGCCAATGCATTGAAAGTTGGTAATTCAGTGAAAGTGCAAAATGGCGCAGATAATGTCAATGGAGTACTCAATGTTGCTGGTGTTATTAACTGTGCATGGCTAGATGGTAAGATTGCTGCTGCAATGCTTGCTCCTGGTAAAGGATTTGATATGCACCATCCAACCAAGAAAGGTTGGAGACTTGCTCATGCTTGCATTGAAGGTCCAGAAGTTGGTGTATATCATCGCGGTAAATCCGAATCTAATGTAATTAAAATACCAGAATACTGGAAAGGTCTAGTACATGAGGATTCTATCACTGTTAATTTAACTCCTATTGGAGAAAACCAAAATCTATATGTAGAGTCGGTTGATTACAATGGTGGTGTAATTAATATTGGTGGGGGAATTTACTTCAATTATTATTACACAATTTTTGGTGAAAGAAAAGATCTCGAAAAGTTATATGTTGAGTATGAAGGGAAGATTGAAGATTATCCAGGCGATAATTCCCAGAGATCTATTGTTGGATATAACTATGATTATAGAAAAGGAGTAAATGGATAATGAAAGCAGATCCCGCCGCAATGGCTAAAAGGTTGCGA